TGTTCTTTAATAAATATTCAGCTAATTTTATTCCGTCCATTACTTACCTTTTTTATTTATCATTTGCAATCCTTGTTTACCAAAGCGATATCCAAATGAGCTGCCTATTATTATATATAACATGTTGGCGAACCAATTTGGGGTCGATTGTTCTAAGAAAACAAAGCCTTCTTTAACAAATGGTTGTGTCCAAGGCAGGAATGAAGCCACAAGGATTGCCCCAAAAATCAAACTCCAAAATTCGTCCTTCCAAGATTCTCCCATCTGATTTGTAAGAGCTTGTTCATTAAGAAAACTAGATGTCGCTTCTGTCTCGTAAACTTTCGCTTCGGCTTTGGCTTTAGCTACCTTAACATCTGTTTCTGCTTTAGCTTTATCAACACGTCCTTGTAACCACGTACTGGCTAATGAACCTATTGGTCCTATTATACTTCCTAGTCCTAACATATTAACTCCTTATTTGGTGAGGGATAATTGCAGATTAATATTAGCAATTATTAATTTAATTAAGTTTATTAAGTTTAAATTAAACAATTATCCCTCATAACTTTGGTGAGTAGTAGTTGCAGATTAGTCATAACAAAACTTATAAATTAATTATAAAAAGATTAAAAATTGAACAACTACCACTCATAACTTTGGTGAAGAAGGATGGCACCCCTGCGATCCTCCCTCATATATTAACATTTCCACCTTCTTCTAGCTTGTCGTATTCTTGAATTAGGGTCATTTCTTGTCTTTGCTGAACTTCTTTTTAACTGACCTAATGATCTCGCACAGTATGATTTACGTCTTTTAGCTGCTGCACTACCTTTTTTTACCTTACCAGTTACAGCAGTTTTTAATTTACTGCCAGGATTTTCACGTCTGTATCTAGCGACACCTTTAGCAGTCATTCCTGCACCTTTTTTAGTAGGTCTTTTATCACCACTTTTTATGGTGTAACCTTTCATACTACCCTTTTTTGGTGCCACGTTTCTTTCTCCTTGCTGCTTCTACTCTTCTTGGCTTACCTGCTGGTTGACCTAATCTTTTCTTTTGAGCAACTCTTTTCGCTTTTTCAGAACTTGACATCTCTCCTGCAGTTTTTGGGGTTTTAGAAGAGATCCTCTTTGAGGGGCGACAATATGGAGTACCCCGTTTTTCACCTTTGCCTCTCCCACATGCTTTCCCCGTACGGACATCTTTCCAATCCTCCTTAAACCAACGCTTTAATGCTAAACCTGATTTTGTTTTACGAACAGCCATTAGAAATTCCTAGTTTTTTTCCTTCTTGAATTTTCTACTTGACCACAACCTTTAGCTATGTAACCACCATTTTTCATTTTTACAACGCCACCAGTAGCTTTCTTTTTAGTTGATTTACCATAATTAGCAGCACCAACTTTTCTACATTTGGCTATAGCTCCTGATGCATAAGCTGATGGAAATACTCTATAACGAGCTTTAACTTTTTTATAACAAGCATCTTTTGGCATAACTACCCCTTTATTGTTTTAGTAATCCATAAAAACAGTGCATATACAACTAAACCATATACTGTTGCAATTCCAATATCAACTAAATGTTCACGCATATGATAGATGAATTGTATACCAGCTTCAACATCACTGCCACCACCTTCGGTAACATTGATAGTTTTAGTAAAATTTTCTACATCACTAACTGTTTGTTCTATCATTTATTTTTACCTTGCAAATATTTAGGTGCTTCATTGTTCTTTATTTTTAGGTACTGTTTTAGGTACGCAATAAGCCTTGACCCAAATTCGGCTATCCCCAGCGAGTGATGGGTCGTAGTTTTGTGACCTAATCTTTGATGCAATTCGAAGACACGAATCCAAATCACTGAAGTAGACACTTTCCTGAACTGTTCCTGATAAAAATACAACTAACAACCATGTCATTACCTACTGAGCTACATTCGCCTGTGTATTCGATACATTAGAGCCATAACCACCACTAAACATATTACCCATCATACTTCCTAAACCAGCCATAAAAGGGTTTTGCATTTGCATAAAAGAATTATTCATGTTAGGTCCCATATAATTACCACCTTGAGTGGATTGTTGTGGTGGTTGAGAAGGTAATTGAAAACTTGGTGTAAAGGCACTTCCTTGATAATATGTAGGTTGTGTTGAAGGTGTAGATAATCCTGTGCCAGGATTAGTGCCAAAATTTGTTGGGTCTGTAACAAATGTTGACCTATCAACTGGTTTACGAATTTGAGGAAATCTCGTTCCAGATGGTAATCTTTGACCAAAGCCACCCATACCCATAAATGGGTTCATCATTCCACCAAACATTCCATAATTAGGCATACCACCATAAGGTGACATACCAAACATACCTAATCCACCAAAAGGTGATCCATAGCCACCCATCATACCTCCAAAAGGAGAACCAAACATACCTCCCATTTGACCCATAAAAGGTTGAGGTTGAAAACGATTTTGATTAAATCGTTGTCGAGCTAAATCCATCATTTGTTGCGTTGGTTGGTATTGATCCTTTTCTGATTCAGTAGGTGGTCTTACAGAAGGATCATATCTAGGTTGGTCAAATTGAAAAGAATCTTCATTAGAACTTGATTTACTTGGTGTACGTGGTACACCCATCAACATTTGTTGTATCATATTCATAGGCATTGGATAACTCATTTACCATTCTCCTTTGAACGAGTGAAAGCAGTCGTTCCCATAAAAGTTGCAACGATACCTAAATTTGCCACAACATATGTTGAAAGTAAAGCAGTAACCATTTCAACTCGTGTATCTGGTATCGCTGGTGACATAACTAACACTATCAATATAATAGATGATATAGAAGATACCCAACAAAGCATACGCTGTTGATCTTGCATCTTATCAGAGTTTTCAAGACGTATCATATGTTCAGATCTTGCAAGTTCATCATCACTTACAATACCATCACCATCTAAATCAAATTGTTCGTATTGACTACCTTTTTCTAGCTTTTTACTCATTTGAAACTGTCCTTTATACTTTTTACTACGTTTTTCAACGTAAAGGGTTTTTCATTAGGTCTATATTTACATCGCATCTCTCTTGGACATTCACCTGCACCAATCGGTACATATTCATTCCACTGCGTATAATTTGCTCCAACATAAACACAAACTCTTGTTTTATCTTCTAATAGTTGTTTTGCTAATCGGCAAGTTGTTATTCCTTTTTCTCTAGCTATTGCAACAACCACTAAAAAAGACACAATGCAAAAAAATATTAAAAAATAATACATAAAATTATACAACATAACCATCAACCAACTTCCATAGTAATTAACCAGACCATCCAACCAAGAGCAGAAAATCCTATAAGACAAGCAATACCCATAATAGTATAGTCTCGTATCATACGTTTTTGCTCTTCACGTTGATAAATAGCTTCATTTCTAGCTTTTCGTATACGCCCTTCTTCACGTAACAAATCTTCGTAAGCCTGTAAGCCATAGTGACCAACTAACCAGTTTTTAAGGTCTTCACGTTGTTTTTGTATTTTCTTCTTAGCTGCAAAACTCTCCATTGCAACTTCTTGAACAGAGCCGTTAAATAATTTATCAAATGTTGAGGGATTGTTAGAGTTTTTGTGAATGTTGTCTATATCAGATACAGCACCCATCCATTTTCCTAAAGTAGCTGTACAGTCTTCAAGTTCTTTACCTGATTGTACCATAGATACGAAAGTTTTATAACAAGTTGTAGCTGTGCTAACTGCGGCACCTAATGTAATTGGATCAATCATTTAAAAATACTTTGTTTGTTTTACCTTGCTTACTATTCCCCCTTTGTTAAATCTAAATTTTTTTTGTCCAGTATAAGGCTCTATCCCATAATTTTTTTTATGTTTTGCATTGTATTGACGATTTTCAGAAATTCTATCCATAGCTCTTCTCTGTGCTGGTGTCATGCCAGAAAAAAGTTGTATTGATTCCTCTTTAGTCGTAAATCCTTTTCTGCGATCTGCCATTTAAAATGTGCCTTTGTATTCCTTACCTGTCATTTGTGAAGATGTACCACCCTTAACAAGACCACCTTTTTTAAAACCACCAAGCCTTTTACCAGATTTTGTAACTTTATCTTTTTGATATTCTTTACCAGTAGTGTCTGAAAATTTAATAAGATCAACAAATGATTTTGGTTTTTTCTTTTTTGTATACTTTTTAGAACCTGCCACTTGACCACCTTTTTTCATAAAACCCATCTTGTTACGAACTTCAGTTGGTAGTTTTTTTAAACCTTTATTTCCTTCAGGAACTGGCTTTAGATTTTTTCCCATTTGACTCTCCTTTTTTTGGTCTACCTTTTTTCTTTGAAACAGGTTTAGGTGTAGCTTTTACTTCACCACTGTCAACTACTTTCTCTACTTCAGGTTCTTTTACTTCGTGAAACACTGGTTCAGGATTATTAGCTTTCTCTTTAGCCTTTCTTCTCTCAACCTTTTTTTCTTTTTCTACTTGATATATTTTTTCTCTAATTGAACTAACCACTTTGATTTCTCCTATTGATGTTAGCACTCGCAATATCTCTTTGAGCTTGGATTCTATCCTCTGCAATACGTGTTTTATCATTTAACGCCTCTTCTGAAATGTCAATTCTTTGTTGGTCTACAAGTCTTTGATTTCTTTCTTTTTCTTTATCAAGTTCTTGTTTCTTCTCAAACTCTTCAGCTTTTCTTTCTATATCTTGTCCTCTGAGAGCAAGTTCTTGTTTTCTAATTGTTACTAACGGATCTTCAGATGATGAAGGTGCCACAGTTTGTGCATACTTCTCTGTTAATTCACCAATAATCTCAGCAGCTCTATTTTGAACATCATTTTGCATTTGTTGTTGCATTTGAGGATTTTGTTGCATCATCATTTGTTGTTCTGGTGGTATATTAGCCATAATCTCTTGTTGTGCCATAGCTTCTGCCATCATACCAATATGCTCTTGTATATGACCCTGTAATGTCATAGCAATACTTGCATTGATTTGAGCTGCACTTGTTGAAAAGATAGCTAAATGTGCTTCAATATGTGCTGAATGGTTCTGTTGTGGAAACGCTTGTAATCGACCACCTCTCATTGCTTCCTGATTCTCCTTTGCAGGATTAACAGGCATAGGCTGTGGAGGAGGTGGCAACATCTGGTCAATGTTCGACACACCTAGTGCTTCATACATCTTACGATATGCTTGATACAACCCTTGAGGTCCACCATGAACTTCTGGATTACTTTGAACTAACTGCAACTGTGTTTGTGCCAATGCAATTCTTTGTGACATAGAAAAGATGTTTGGGTCACTCACGGGAACTACATCTATACGATCATCAAAATCTGTTTGCTTAATTGTTGGTGGAGCACCAGCAATCATATAAGGATAAGGTGCTGGATTCATAGCAAATACTTTTGCTAATAATTTAAACTCCTGTTTTTGTGCGTAATGTAGACGTTTGTGGATAGCACTCATAACTTTTGTGCCACGTTCCATAACAGCCATTGTTGTACCAACAGGTGTTTGTCCTGACATCTCACCTATCTTTTGGTCAGCAGCAGAGGCAAAACGTCTACCAGAGTCTATCAATGTACCCAAGAGGTTATAAAGGGTGCCTGATGGCTCTTTAAACGGCAAAGGCATCAATGATTGTCTTATATCTCCACCTGCACTATCAATATCTCTAAATTCGCCTGGTGCCAAAGGTGTATCTTCATCTCGTATTCTTGCACCTCTAGCTTTGAATCCAGCAGGTAAATTACTTAACGTACCTGCATCAATAAGTTGTCTGAGTAAACTAGTTGATGCTTTTGATAAACCACCCATCATGTGTGTTAGACCAAATCCATAAAAACCTAGACCTGGCAAAAACTTATAATGAACAAAATACTGTTTCTTCATCATTAGTGGATCATTTTGGTCATAATTTCTACGAACAGCTAAAACATCTCCTGTTTTTTCTAATATGGAAACAATATATGGTAATTTTAAACCACTTGGTTCACCATCTTGATTCATATCCTCAAATCCCTCTATATCTAGGTTTGTATGAATCTCGTAAATAACTATTTCTTCTTGTTCGTTAGAATTATATATGCCATCAGCTTTATCTATCTCTTCCTGTATATCAGAGTAATCACTAGAACCTGTTCCATAAGAAGGTAGGTCTGTCTCCTTATAAAAACCTGATAACTGCATTTTTAAAACATCATTCTTACTCATTTTAACAACATGAGTAATACGTGATGCTGTTAGTAAATCAGTTGCTGAGTAAGGAACAACAATATCTTCGGCATGAACAAACTTACTGACAGCTCTTTGCAATAATGGATCAAAGTATATTTTTTTAAATGTTGAACCTACTATTGGTAGATAAAATAACATCTGGTCAAGTTCTGGATCAAACTCTTCCATAACGTATGTTATTTCGTAATTCATATAATTTTTAACACGTTCTGCTTGTGCAACGACAGCAGGGTTTTCATCTCCTACAATATCAACTCTTACAGGACCTCCTGATGGCAGTAATTCTCTGTAAGCCTGTGCTTGAAACTGTGTAATACTCTCAGACAGCAATGGATGTACAATACCAGACGCACCTTCAAAAGGCTCACTTCTATCTTCATATTTAATACCAAGTAACTCAATACCAGATTTGTATATTTTTTCCCATTCTTCACGAGATGTCATGTCATCTTTGACAGAAGACATTAAATCAGTGGATATTCTACCAAGTTCATCTTCTTCTATAAATTCTGCAAGATTAGCATCAAAAGGTATATTTTCCTTTGGCATCATTTCTTCTTGTGGTAACTCACCAATCAATGCACTACCATCTTCCATCTGTGCAATGCCAGGCTGTTGTGGTAATTCTACAATATCAACAGGTGTTTCAGTAGACTCTGGTACAAGTTCTATTGGTCCGCCTGGTCCGAGTGGTTCTGCCATTAATAATACTCCCTTTTCTCTCGGTAATATTCATCATCTTCGTAATCATTTGGAGTCATGATAAACCCTCCTTGACGAAAACGCAAGATAGCTTGTGTCATACTATCAGCTAAATCGTCATGTTCGCCATTTGGAAACGCTGCACATTCTTCTACAACCTCCTCTGCAAACCTTGTGTCAGGTCGCCAAACCATGCCACTTTCAAAGACAGGTGCACAGGCGTTCATACGTGTAAACTTGTCTGCACCACGACTTGGCGTAAAAGGTGTCACTGGAATACCCATTCTCCTTAACTCATGTGTCAAAGGCGTACCTGTTGCCTTTTGTTCTATTAGAATCATATCAGGATCGTACTCTTTATACAATCTATAAGCATTATCTTTTAATTCTGGGAAATCCCAGCGTCCTCTTTCTGCATCAAGAAGTATAATCGCTTCTCCTTCTCCATCAACAGGTTCAAAGATACCCCAAGTGGTAATTGCAGAAAAATCAGCTCTTTCAGATTTACTGTATGCTGTATCATAGGATTGTATGATATAACTAACTTGTGGTGGATCATCATTCTCCCAGATGTTCCACCACTCCCTTTTGATAATCGCACCCTCTTCAGCAGTGGGATTCTGCAAATACTGTGCGTTCCACTTACCAACGGGAATAGATGATTTAACTGCTTCTAACTCTTCTCTTTTCCAGTATTCGGGCCAAAGCACGTTGTTTGAATCTGGGAATATCGCAGGGAACTCTACAACTTCCCAATTGTCTGCTCCACCCTCTGCCTGTTTTTTAAGCACTTTAGCTGTCAGGTCACGAATACTCCATCTTGTCATAACAATAATGATAGAACCACCAGGCTGAAGTCTTTGTCTCGGACCTGAAGTATACCATTCGTAAATATTGTCTAACATTGTAGGATTAAGTGCATCTTGTTCAGAAACAGGGTCATCAATAATAAGAAGATCAGCACCACGTCCTGCTAACGCACCACCTACACCAACAGCGTAGTATTCACCACCCTTGTTTGTAGACCAACGACCAGATGCTTTAGCATCAGACGCTAACGACACATCAGGGAATATGTCAGAGAACTCTGGTGAATCAATCAAGTTCTTAACCTTACGACCAAAACCCACAGCCAACTCAGATGTGTGTGTTGCCTGTATAATCTTACTTGTCGGCTTACGACCCATCAACCAAGCAGGAAATAAATAACTTGCAAACTCAGATTTCGTGTGTCGTGGTGGCATATTCACAATCAAACGATTAGATTTACCATCAGCGACATTCTGCAACTTCTCTGCATATATCTTATGATGACGACCCTCAATAAATGAAGACCAAATATGCTTTACAAAATCAATAAAGTTTGTTTGATAAGTATCTCTTTTTTCTAACTCTGTAAGCCTAGAAACAATCTCACCCAACTTAGACATCTCATCATCTGTAAGATACTCAGTTGGTATGTTAAAATTATTCTTCATTGTAAAGGTTGTCAAAAATTTTATTTACATCAAGTGTATAATCTAAATCAGATTTAGAATAATGTATATGCTGTGATGGTCTAAAATCTGGTGCACCCGTACCTGTTTCAAACCAGGCAGGGTGCGTAACTCTAACTCTATTATTAGGAAGTGCTACAAGATTACCCGTCCACTCTCCAGCATCAAGCAAATACATCACATGACTCTGCTTATGCTGTGCAGGATCATCAGCAATCTCACTCTCTGTATAATCAACAGTAAACAAATACTTAGCTGGATACATCTCACCACCTATCTTTGCTAACCACGGGCAAGGAGTGGCTCTATCCAAAGTGTACACAGCATGATGATGAGAGGAACAATCCCAAGGTTGTACATCATGCGTTGACATTGGTTCGGGCCACTCCTCAACTGGTATGTCTGCCATTAAACCTGTTATTGGCATCCTAGCCCACATTGCTCCCCCATGCACATTAGGACTTTTTGTTCCATCGACTTCACAGCCTGTAAAAATAACTTGAAAGCTCAAACAACGATTTGGCATAGTCGTTACGGCTATTGCCATTGCGTGTAAAAACTCTCCGTGATATTTGTCGTGATTACAGGTGTACTCCCTCCTCACCCAACACTTGAAATGAGGTATATTACTCTGTAAATACGGCATTACTTCTTTTTGCTTTTAGCCTTTACCTTCTTGATAGCCTTTTTAAGATTGTTGACCTTGCCACCCATTTTCATGCCTTTAGCCATCATTTTTCTAGGTGAAACCTTACCACCCATAGCGTAGCCTTTTTTCTTAACCTTGCCACCCATGTTCATCTTAACTTTACCACCTTTTTTGTAACCCTTTTTTTTCATCATTTTACCTGCTCCTTTATTGATTTGTTGAGGGATTTTTGATCTCGATATTGTCACTGTCTATAAGAACTTAAAAAATTGTCTATTGCACTGTCTAACTGATTGACAGCACCACCTTCCTGCATCTTGCTAACACCTATATTCTTAAATAAATCTCTAAAATAACTATTTGATAAAGACTCAGGAAAAACAGGTTGAAACTCTGTCGGCATCCTAAACTGTGGATAAGGTGAAATATTACCTACATCAAAGCCTGGTACTCTATCAGACGGAACAACAACACTACTGTAATCAGGTGTAGCAGGATCAGCGACAGGTGCATCTGGAGCAGTCACCATAGGTGGTGCAGGAGTTCCAGCAGTCGGTGGCATCATGCCAGCGATCATATCACGCAATCTCTGCTCTTCTGCTAGTTTTCTTTCTGCACTTTGTTGATCTTTCAATCTGTCTTTTGCTAACCTTGACTGCATACTGTCATCTTTTAAAGTCTGTTGTGTTGTGTAATATAAATCGTAAGGACTTTTACCCATAAACTCACCTATTTTATTAACAACAGGTGCAAAAGAACTTTCTTGAGATTTTAAAAACGCATCGTATACAGGTCCTGTGCTTTCAACTTCATCTTCATCTCTTCTTAAATCATCATCAGAGTCATCACGACCACTGACGTTACCACTTATGTTACTAGAAAAATTATCAGCTGCAGACTTGATTCTATCTGCTGAACCACCAAAAAAGAACCCCTGAACAATGCCACCATCGTTAAATGAATCAACACTCTGTCCTGAAGACGCTGTGAATTGATTTAATTCAGATCTTGGAAATAAAAATTTTAATAATTTTGCTAATCCTGTTAATTTACGTAATTTAGGAACTTCATCTGTATTTAAATCCATCTCCCCAAATCTATCTATAAATGGAATTACGTCAAAAACATCAACATCAGGTCCTGATGTTTTCTCGCCTTCTGTAACCATTCTTGCTATTGCTTCCATTTCTTCAGGAGGAATAGTAGGTTTAGCTCTCTTCTCTGTTCCTAAATCATCTATGTCTTTTATGTATGATGCTACATCCATTAACTCTTCAGAGTCATCATATTCTTCTATTCCACCATCCTCTTCACCTATCAAAGACCTCAATACATTTAATTTAGGTTTTACAAAAGGTTTTGTACGTTTTGAATACAATCCTTGTAATCCTGCATCTGGTCCTGTTTGCCTAAAATAACTGAAAGGATCACTTGGTTTCAATCTATCTTCTGTACCCAAATCATCTATGTCTCTGATCATTCTTTCTTCTGTACCTAGATCATCAATATCTCTTAACATACTTGCTACACTAGGTTTTGAAACAGGTAACTGTATCGGTTTGCTTTTTGGAAGAGATATATTTGAACCCTCTACGTCTTCTCCAACTCTTAACATATCAATATCTATCTTTGGCTTTGGAGCTGGCAATGAAATCATGGATTTTTCAGGCTCAATAGTCGTTGTTGTATAATCAGGAACACCTTTTAATGAATCATCTATAATCGCAGACTCAGGTTTATCTGCATAACCAATGAATTTTGCTATTTCTTCTTCTATTTTCGGTTCTGGCTGATTTGCCTTTGCCATAGCTGCTTTCGCCATCTCATCAACCATGTCACGAGACATAATCTGTGATACCATACGTCCTTTGTCCTCATCAAACACAGGTCTAGTCCTTATTTTACCAGAATCATCAGTGGAAATCACAAATCCACCCTCATTCATGTGTATTGGATCAAAAACATCAACCATACCACCCATATTCATCATCATTGGTGGTTGTTGTGGCATCATAGGTGGTTGCATGCCCTGTGGTGGCATAGGTGGCATACCCATACCCTGACCTTGTGGCATCATCGGTGGTTGTGGAGGCTGTGGCGGCACAGTATTTGCCGACATACCCTCTAAATACCCTGTAAACTTCGCTCTTTTAATAGGATCTATATTGCTATTAAGTGAATTAGTACCAGAGGGAGCCGCTTGAGGAGCTACCCCCTTTTGCTGTGGCATGTTACCAAAAAATGGATTATTCATAGGGTACCTTAAACATGTTTTTTTAAAAAACTACACTATCTTTTTGTTTTTGACAATACCATATCAAATTCTTTTAATGTTTGGTTTAAAATTCTTCTTATGTAATCATCTTGACTGTTGTCAATCGGCTCGTCTAACGCCTTTTCTACAGCATTACGTAGCTTTACTACTCTGTCATACTCAAATTGTGACAGTTTTTCCATCTCTTTACGTGTTTGTTGAGAGATTTGACTTAAATACCTCATTGCATACTCCATAGGTTTCGATATTGGGGTTCTTCCGTTCTCATAGTATCTGTACATTCTAGCACTTATGCCTAAAATTTCAGCCATTTTCGACTGCGTTTTGCCTATTTCTTCACGTTTACTACGTAGATCAGAAGAATCCCAATCGCTGTATGCAAGTTTCCTGTTATTTTTCTGCATTTTCCCCTCTTATCTCCCTAAGAATACCCAAAGCCATCAAATCTTCAGTAAATGACTCTGCCGAATCAAAACGAATTGGTTTACCAGAGTAAACAGTAAAGACTTCTGCCTTTGATCTAATAAACGCATCTCCTTTTGTGTTGTCGTATCTAGGAATCTTCTCCATCTCGTCAACAATACCCTCTGGAGAGTCTGCTTTAAAGCGAATTACCTCCCCACAATTTAGTTCATAATTTTTTTTCATGTCTACCTCCTTTTGTTTGTATATATGAGGGTTAATTATGAAACATAGTTCCCCCTTTGTCAAGATGTTTCTGGGCGTTTGTGAAAAACCTTACTAAGTTTCGCCTAAAAAAATTTTATATATAAATGGTGTTGGTGGTATATACAGCCCGTCCCGATCCCGTTCCGTATATAACCCATAGGGTACCTGTAAAAATGTACAATTGTTCGGGTTTTAAAGCCCGTGAGCTGGGTAAAAAAAAAGCTCTGATAGTTTACTACCAGAGCCTTTGATTTTTTTGTTGTGAACTATGAACGTGTTCGTATTAAATATTCATTCCATGTTCTAAGTTCATCAGACATTGTTGATAATATATCGTAACTAGGGTTATAGATTAAATCTACATTTGGCATTTCATTTGATGGGTTTGTTACAGTTTTATTGAAACTATGTAATATCTGATACCTGCAATATATCTGACCGTCACCGTAAACATGGTCATTAGATTGTTGAGTATGTGTAACAATTGCACCTTGACCATAAGTACGTCTTAATTCTGATATACGTGAACGTATATTCTGGTCACCTGCATTTGTGACATTCATGATTTCTTCAATTGTTGCACCTTGCCCATTGTTATGATTACGGCACATGTCGTAAACTCTTGCAACAAATGAACGTCCGTTGTTGTGTTGTGTTGGTGTTGTTGTTTCAATTGTTCGAGTTGTTTCAGGAATAACGTATGTTGACCAATCACAATTATTAGAAGCGTTAGTGTAAATGTGCTTAATAGTTTTTACCCAATTTAACAACTTTTGTGGTGACAATGTTGATGCACCTTGACGAAACTCAATAGTTTGTTTCGTTGTGTAAGGTGATACGTTAATGGCATTACGTTTGCCTAGTATTTCATCTGACCATGAACTTATATTTCTTGCACTATGAAAATTTTCACTATTTAAAATTCTGTGTATTGGACGGTGCCAACTATCATAATCATCTGACCTTCTGCTTTCGGGTAATATTGAATTGATATAGTCTTGGTTTTTTGCATAACAATAAATTACGTCTTTTATAAATTCAAATGGCATTAAATCAGATAGTTCAATATTTGATGAAATATAACCACCACGTTTGCCACTCAAATCTTCATAAACTGTATTTTTCCAATGTTGCACCTGCTTTGCATTAAATTCATGTGATGTAATGTTTTTAGGTGTCTTGCAACCAACATGAATGTGACCACCACAACGTATTCTAATATAACCACCTGCACGTTCACTAACATCTTGAACGGGTTTGACGTATTCCTCAATTGATATTTCATCTAATATTAAAGGTGGGAAAACCACCTCGGCATCAACATTGCCTGCATCTGGAACAACATAAACCCAGTTTATGTTAGCATCAATTAAAGCACGTCTTATACTATCAACAGATATTCTAGGACCGCCACGTCTTGAACCAAGTTCCATTTCGTAACCCATGATTAAATTGTTTGTGTCTGTTTGTGTCATTTGTTTACCTTTCAATTTATTTA